CAAGATTAGTTGCTGTAGCAAGGTTTCGTTTTGCTGTAGCTTCCGCTTCTGCAAGTGCAATAATTTGAGCAGATTGCACTTTCATTCTTTCACGCAATGCAAATCGAGTTTGTTCAGATTGAGCAAGCTGTAATTGCGCGGTCAAGCTAGACATTTCAAGTTGTGCGGCAACTCGCATTGCTGTCGCTCTTTCATAAATGCTTTTTGCTTCCGCTGTATGGGTTAAAGCATTTTTTGCGCTGATAATACCTGATTTTGCTAACTCTGCACTGTATTGGCTAATTCTACCAACTGCTAAGGCACCAGTTAAAACAACCGCTGCAGTAATTAATTGATCAAGATTTTTCGAAACAAAATCTACACTCTCGCCAAGTTTCTGCGTGATGCCATAAGTGCGGTCAGCTTCACCGGCATATTTAATAAATGATGTTTCGAGATTGGTGTATGACATCGAGAGTGTTTTTACACGTTTCTCGAAATCACTATCCACAGATGATTTTGCTTTTTCAAGTGCAGTTATCACTTTGTTGATAGATAACTCACCATTCTTACCCATATCTTTAAGTGCGCCAACGCTAACACCTAAACCATCTGCAATAGCTTGTGCTAAAGCCGGTGTTTGTTCCATCACAGAATTAAGTTCAGCACCGCGCAACTCACCACTAGCCAAAGCTTGACCGAACTGCATTAATGCCGCTTCTGATGACGCTTGTGCGGCACCTGATAAAGCGACTGCTTTTGATACGGTTTCTGTTAGTTCTACGACTTTTTGCTGACTAATATTTAAAGTATCAGCATTTTTTGCAAAACGTTGATAGATTTGAGCGGTTGCGCCAACAGCTTGATTGGTTCGAGATGATATATCAAACACGCTTTCTGTAGCCTGAGCCATTTCTGTCTGACTATGAGTCACCAGTCTAATACGGTTCTGCAGCTCAGTGTAGCTATCCATCATTGCAATAGCTTGCTTTGACAAATCTTGCGCTCTACCTAAATTATCAAGGCGAAAACTCCATTTTGTTGTCGAATTGATGTTATTGGCAGCTTTCTCAATATTATTTAAATATTGCGTAGTGCGTTCTGAGAACTGACGTGCTTTTTCTTGAGCGCGAGAAAAATTAGCTTCAAATTGTCTAGTAAATTTTCGGGTCTGATACTCCGACTTACTCAATCCATCCTGAAATTGGACTGTATCGAGACTTAACCCAATATACAAACTACCGAGTGATGACATATTTTCTCCAGAAATAAAAAAAGCCCGCATATTGCGAGCTTTCTATACAAACACTAACTATTTAATAATGACGTATTTAACTTCATTTTCTTTTTCAATTTGCTGTAGCACTTCATTTTCAGTTTTCTTCATAAAGAAAAACATAGAAACTTTTGCAAAAACAAAAAAGGTAATGTAAGCCAGAGAAACACCAAGTAAAATTTTCAAGGTTATGCCTGTTACAGCCAAGATAAAAATAATAGGTAACACAAAGAATAAAGCGAAAAACGCAATAACCTCTTTGCCCAACCAATGGATAAGTTTAACTTCATCTTTAAACATAACCCCTCCTTATTTACTTACCTATACTGTACAAAATACATTCATTTTAATCAATAGGGAGTAGCTAATTTTTTTAACTTTTTTACTAAACAATCAACGATTTAACAAATAAGACTCTACGCCATCATCTTCTTTATCTTCTGATGCCTTATTTGTATTAAAAAATGGCATTAAATCGTTCAATGTTGTGGCTTTCTGTTTTGGATCTTTATGAATTAACGCTAACAAATGAGCAATCTGCGCTGTGCGATAATCATCTCTCCATAAACCAAATGGCTGTTCTTGATAAAACAGCATATATTCCTGAAAATGTTTTTCAGGCATTTGTTCGATTTCTTCTAACGTTTTGCCCAACGCAAGCGATAAAGTTATTTGGAACTTGCGTCGGTCATTAAGTTTTTTGGTTCATCGCCCATCAATGCTCGACTTAATTCTTCGGAAACTTCATTATCTAGACTTGATAATGCTTTCAAGTCATCTTCATTTTCAAAATCAAACAATAGATTTCCATCTTTGTCACATAAGCGGAGGGCTAGATTTCGGGCTAAACGATATGGATCGTAAACTTTTCCTAATTGCTTGCCTAATTCATCAGGATCATCATAATCAAACTCAATACCTTGTGCTTTTGCAATATCACACAATAGTTTGTGCTGGCCAAACAATCCACGATTCACATCACCGACACTTAATGCTCTTACATAGTACTTTTCACCAAGAATTTTAATTTCGGTTACTTTAGGTTTATGCTGCAACAATTTGTTTCTCAAATCCATTGTATTTACCCTCTTTTATGGTTAAAATTTACTCGCAGGTAAACTTCTCCTGCAATAAAGGTTAATCAAATAATTAAAGCCAAGAGCCGATCACTCTTGGCTTTTTTTTATTTTTAAGCTACAGGTAAGTGATATTCCTGTTTTGTATGCTTAATAGTTGCACCACTTTCAAATTTACCCATAGTTTCACCAGAGTAACCATTGCCAGATTTGAAATAACCAGTGCCATACATCGTGCCTTGACCATTTGGGAAAACTAAACGGAAAGGGAACTTCGATTTTGAAAAGAATTTTTTACGGCATAATTTTTGCATTTCGGATGTTGGCGCAGTAAAAAACTTCATCTGAGTCTCACCGTACTCAAACTCACCTGCTTCGGTGGCTTTGCCATCATCACACATGGTAGTCACATCTTCTTCGGTCAATGTATCTTCGCTACGCTCTAAATTTCGTAGCTCACAGAAATTATTTGACCATTTCACTAATGCCGCTTTAGCATCAGTAAATACTGTTGGTTGATCATACGCTGACCAATCAACTTCATCAGCCAATGTGATTACATCTGCCGCAACAGATTTAACTGGATAATATCCATCTAGCGCCCCTAATCCGCTAACTAAGACACAATCACCAGTTTTGAATCCGCTTGATGGGACAGTAATTGTTGCATTTGGTGTTACAGCACAAGCTGTAATTTTCTTACCTACATCTTCGGATGTGCCAATATAAAACCGTGTTTTTTGGAACGGTGTGGTTTTTGCTGCCATGTTTTATTCTCCATAAGCAATTTGATAAGTTATTACCCGACGATGTAATTTTGTATCGGGTTCGTAGTCACTGAAATCACTTTCTCTCTCGGCATAATCAAATGCCGTTTCAAGTGCGGTAAAAATAGCCTTTCGCAGAGCGAAAATGTCATCAGGATTTTTGCTATAAACATCAATCTGCACCGTAAAATCATCCAAATCACCATCTTCCAACGCTGAATTTGGTGATATTGTTGGGAATTGATATACGATGACTGGATAGGTACTATTTGTTTCAGGAATCAATCCATAAAAACAACGACCTGATACAAGTGGATTTAGTGCACTAAAGAGCTTTTTTTGGATCATTTACGCCCACCTCGCAAGATTTCATCTCGTAATGTCATGATGATTTCACGGCTTGCTTGTTCTTTCTTTGCAGTGAAAGCTGGGCGTAAAAACGGTTTGGCTGGCATTTTAGATGTGCCAAATTCCACAAATCTCCAATAGTAAGGATCGTCTGGGTTTGCCGAACTATTTTTGCCATTACTTTTAAAAGCTGTAATTTTGCTAATTTTAAGCTTCCGGACAAAAATTTTTGTGGTTACAGAACCGTTTTCACCTATTTTGGTCCTAGCAGAAATAGCCTTTTTCAAGGTTCCTCGCTTACGATGCGATACACTGTGTTCTAAAACAGGAGCATTTGCTCTTGCTTGATTTCTAATGACCGCACCACCTTTTCTCATTGCCTTCACGCCAATGCTATTTCTGACTTTGCGCTCAAGCGAGTTCATTGCTTGACCAAGCTCTTTTAAACCTTTGATGTTTACAGACAAATTAGACATTACCTGTCTCCTTACACATAAGCTGTAAAGACACGTCACGCTCTTGAGTATTAACCACGGAAAGAATTTCAAATTCTCTTTTCCCAAACTTAACCTTCATTGTGGGTTTAATGCCTTCTATATGACGTAGCCATATTTGAGTGGTAACTTCAGACTGTACTTGCTGGGCTGAAAAATACTCTCGACCTGATAATGGTCTAACATCAGCCCAAACAGTAGCTACTCTCTGCCAGGTTTGAGTACTTGCACCGTAATCATTCACTTCATTAACTTGCCGTAACAAAGTAATTCTGTGACGTAGCTTTCCTATGTTCATCTTAATCACCTACACATCTATAAAACGATAACGCTCAATGATGGCTTTAACAGTTGGAGGTAAATCAAAGTTTGTTACACCTTGCCCTTCGTTCCATCCACCACGGTTTTCATATAGGTAAGCGATCAGCATTAATATAGCTATTTTCAAATCGCCAGTGATTTCTTGTGCATTAATCGGTTTTTCTTCGGGCAATGTATTAAAAAGCACTCTATTCGTGTGGTTCTCAACCATCGCCTTTGCTGCAACTAGATAGGCAGACAACAAATCATCTTCATCATCATTATCAATGCGACATTGCAACTTAATTTCGTCTAGTGTGATTTCCATTCATCCCCCAAATAAAAAATGCGGCCATTTCTGACCGCACTTTTAACTATTTACCTGTTAATGCTTTAATTGCTGACACATCTTCGAGTACGCAGTCAAAGCGATGGAACGCTAAGAAACCTACTTGGTCGAACTCTGCGTAACGTTCCACTAAGCGACGTAATGTCATACCTGACACGCGACGAATGATGAAACGACTGAAATCACCAAAATAGGCAAATTTCTTACCAGCACCAATATCTTCAATCCCCTGATCGATAACATATTGATGACCTAAGATAGTTGCAGGAGCCACGCCAGCTACATCTGGTAACCATAATGGGCGTTTTTGGCCATCGACCATTTCTTTCAATGTTTTTAACGTATTATCGTTAAATGCAATGCGAGTATTGCCAACATTGCGATAAGCAGGATCTACAGAGTGAATCAGTGCATTAAAATCTTGCCATGTTACTGCTGCGGCCGCTGCTTGAGTCACACCAGTAACTGAGGTTTGCAAACCTTTAGGTTGAGCAGGCGAACCAACACCAGTACCCTGAATTAGATATTTAGCTTCTGCACGACCAATACGCTCTGCAATTCGACGAGATAAATACTCTTCGATATCCACACCTGAATCTTGTAACAATTCGTTTGATACTCGGATAATTTTTGATGAGAGTTTTTTCGCACCAAGCTCAACTGTGCCAAAATCAGTATCTGATTCGGTTGCTGCAGTGTTTTCACCAACAAGCTCACCTTCTTCAGCCGTACCATCTGCTGTTGCCCAAGCGATAACTCGACCATTGTCGGTATTAATGATTTGAGCAACGCTAGCAATACCACCAAAAGCTTTCATTTTTTCGAGAATACGAGCCTGCATTTCTTTAGGTACGGTGTAACCACCTTTATTGTCCGTACCTGCCGCTTGTGCGCGAAGCTCTGCCATCACTTGACGTTCTTCTTGGCTTAATTCGCCTAAGCCACGACGTAAGAATGAATTAAACGCTTGGGAACGTTTAACTTCTACATCAATAACTGGTTTTGATTCAGTTTCAATTTGACGTTGTTCTTTAACAAATAAAGCATCGGTTGATCGTAATGATTCTTCACGCTCAATTTGTGATTCAACACCGTCTAACTCGGATTTCATCGAATCCCACTTAGTGCGTTGTTCTTCAGTCCATGTTTTTTCGCCAATTTCATCATTTAATTGACGCATTTGAGCCGCGATATTACGACGTTTTTCTTGAAGTTCATGTAATTTAGCCATGATATTTCCTCTTTCTTTAAATGAAAAAAGCCGCATTATTGCGGCTCGTATTGATAAAAATTACTTTTATTTAGCGCTAATCAAGCTTAAGAATCGCTCACGTGCGGCTTTTTGTGATACCGCTTTAGCAATAGTTCCTGAGTCTCTAGCTTCTTTCCACGCTTCAAGTGAGCGAGCTGTACTGCTTGCTTCTTGGTAAGCGGGATAAGTCACAGGACTGACATCATAAAGGCGTGAAATTTTATGAATTTCACGGATGATTACACCATCATCATTCTCATACCATTCATCCCCATTACGCGCGATCTTAAACGCAAAAGATGATTGAGTAATATCACCGCGTTTTAGCGGTGCAATAACTAAATCACGAATAGTTGGATTATCTGGTGCGATAATGTCGTATTTAAGGCCTGTTTCATCAACAGATAGACTCAACGTACCAGCTTTACTGCGTCCTAGAATGAAATTAGGGTCGTGATTAAACAACCCGCGCACATCATCTTCAAGCACACCATCAAATGCACCTGGCATAATGATTTCGCGAAAACCCCACATTACTTCAGACATAGTATTGAACACGGAACCATAACCGATAATGTGCGTAGGCTCATCATCTCGGCTTTCCGCTCGCACTTCGCCTGCGTAGGAGCGCTTTTCTACATCACTCATTTGTGTTCTCCGTTTGTTTATTATTTGCTTGTTTTGCCGCATTCACGCTAACCAACATTTCATCCAGTCCATCAACTGGATTCATATCTTCAAGCTGACGAGCTTCATTTCGCGACATCCAACCATCAGTGATAGCAGCATGGTAAAATGTTGCACGCTCTCCTGCAGTACCGCGCATAATCCCAGAAAGATTAAACTTCACGAAGTAACCCGCTTTACGCTCTGCTTCAGTAAAGATTTTTCGGTTTAGTTCCTGTTCCCAATTAACCACCCATGGCATCACGCTGAATCGAATAAATTGGATTGTCTGTTCTGAAATGTTGGAGAATGTCGCCTTCTCCAAATCGTTGATCATGTGCGCCGGAACATTAAAGATACCTGCAATCTCGGAACGGTTCAGTTTCATCATTGAAAGCAGTTCAGTATCGACTGGTGACACGGTCAAAGCCTTATAATCAAGCTCAGCAGGAAGTAATATTGTTTTATTTTCTTCACTTCTCAGCTTTTCTTGTGCGGTTTGCCACATCTTTTTAAAGTTTTCCCACGCATTGCTATTCAGTGGCGTCTTAACTGAAAGAATACCTGCAGGACGAGCATTTCCACCGAAGAAACCGCTAGCGAATTTGCGAGCGTCTAACCCTAAACCAATCGTCTCAGCATGAGTTTTGATTACTGATTTACCTGTTTTTATTGATGGACCGAGTGACTTAATGTGTAAAACATCATCTGGAGACAGACTCATTGTCTTATCATCACCGTAGTAAGCGTAAACATAGCGGTTTCCGTTTTTAAGCAACTGCACTTTCCACGGCTCTAATGATTCAAGCGAGACAACTCCACCGTTTTTATCACGAACAATATGGATATAAGCATTTCCGTACAACAAAACAGAACTTTGTGCATATTCACGCAATTTATAAGACGTCTGCCAAGCGTTAGGGCTATCATGTAGAAGGTAATATGCTGGATGATCTTTTACTGTATCTACTTTGTCTCCACTCTTGCACTTAACGTGCAGCGGTAATTGTGCGACAGAACTCGACAACACGTAAACACAAGCATAAACAGCAGATAACTTCATCGCCAAATCAGGACTAACCGATTTAGTCGGCTGCATTCCGAATATTTCTTCGTAAGCTGATTCAGCACTCAATGGCACCGCTGGATTCTCCAGTGAACGAGTGCTAAATAATTTATCAAAAATCATTGCTCACCTCTCGATGCCAAAATAGTTAAAAACAGTAATAATGCCCCACTGCCAATTAATGCAATATCTGCCCCATATTTGAGATACACTCCATAAAACATCAAGCCAAAGCCTGTTAGACCTAAAAGATCTAAAATGACAGTTCTCATAGTTCCAATACCTCATTTGGGAAAAAGTTTTCATCATCAGTGCTCAACATAATGCGACCGATTGCCATCATTAAAGCCACTGCTCCATCTATTTTGTTTTCAGGAATTTCTTTAATTGGACGCACGACATCATCATTCCCTGGAACTGTCTTGCCAACCACATTACCGATACACCATGTCATAATTGGATTCCCGTCATGATGGAAACGGCCTGATTCAATTGCCGCTTCCAATTCTTTCATTGGGTCTGATAAGTTGGTGTAATTTTGTGTAATGGTTATAGGATTAAGCCCTTCATCAGCTAAGTTATGGCTGATTGCTATCGCTCCATGCGGGTCAATCGCAACACAGGAAACTCTATGCTCTTGATTGGTATCTTTGATGACTTCTTCTATTTCTCGATAATCAACTTCCGCGCCATCTGTTGCTGTCAAATGCCCACTGTTTACCCATTTTTGATATTTGTCCACCACTCGTTTTAAAGCGGTATCAGTGTTATAGATAGTATCTTCAGGAACGAAGAATTCTGGAGCGATACAATAATAATGCCGCTTACCATCAATAATCCGAGCAAACACTTTAACAAGCGAATTCATATCAAGCTTACGCGCCATATCAAGGCCAAGTACAACATCATCATCTTGGAAATCTTCAAGTGATAATGTTTCATCCTTGCAGTTTTCCCAGCTCACCATGTTGAAATAGCTTTCTTTAGCTGACACCCATACATTTAAGTGTTTAGTTTTGAAAGTATTGGTCAGGCGTGCATTATTAATTGCCTTGTTTTGCTGACTAATTAGGTAATAGCCATACACTGACACATCAAAGTTTGGATTTGCTTTGCGTAATACGCTTTCATCTGTCCAATCATCATCTTCGTCAATTGTATAAATTATCCCAAATAGCTCATCATTTGGAATTGCACCAGATAGCTTTTCGATCACTTCTCTGCGCTTGTCATAACAAGGACCTTCGATGTTGTACCCTGCAGTCGTAATGATAAACATGAGCGGTTGTTTACGCGCACCCATACCAGTCAACATTGTGGTATATAGCTCATCATTTTTATGCTCATGGTATTCGTCCACTATCGCACAACTAGGCGATGCACCATCACCAGGTGAACCGATAAGCGGTTCAAAACGAGAACCATCAGCAGGACGGTTTAAGTTAGAGGCATTAACTTCAATACCAAAAGTCGAGCAAAGCAGATCGGTTTTCTTACACATCAATCGAGCAGGACGGAAAACTTCCCATGCTTGTTTTTCTGTGGTCGCGCCTGAATAAACTTCAGCGCCAAACTCATTATCCATGCAGAACATATACAAGCCGACACCTGCAGAAATAGCTGATTTACCGTTTTTGCGGGGTACTTCAACATAAACTTCACGGTAACGACGCAGATTGTCGCTTTTACGCAGCCACCCGAAAGTATTTGCCATAATGAAAAGTTGCCAGGGTTCAAGCGTGATATTTTGTCGCTTTGATGCCCACTCGCCTTTTGTGTGTGGCAGATATTGAATGAATTTACACGCTTTTTCAGCCTTAACTTCATCAAAATAATAAGGAAATTTAACCGCACTTTGCTTTTCTAAATCATCAATGAATTGCTGACAGGTTTTTACAATAAATCGGCAAGCTGGAATTTTGCCAGCAATAACATCTTTGGCATATTTAATTGCCTTTTTTACATTATCTGTCATTGCATTAACTCCGCGAATGGATTCTCGATTTTATTATCGGCATTTCCCACTAATCGAGTGCGACTACTTGGATCTAAGCCAAGCAATGAGCCAAACTTAGCCATATCAGCCATCGCTTCCTTTAGCGTGGTGAAAGCCGGATTTCGTTTAATACCTGCATCCGATTCAATTACGCTACCGAATTTCTCAATATCACGATTAGCTTGCTTTCTGTTTTGGTAAGCAATGCAGTAATTTGCAACAGTCTGCAAATCTGTTTTGAGTAATACTTTTTGTGGGATCAACTCTTTTAACACAAAGACCCACATTGTTTTGCCATTCTCGTCTAGGTCATCTGGCGGCGGTGTATGCTCATCAAATTCGCTAAACTGCGGTTCATCTTTATTTAATTTTCGCTTACCAGGATTGCCTTGACGCTCTTTCACTGCTGTCGGCTTAGGCTTTCGCCCCCTACCTGAAACGAGTGCTTTTCCTGTCATTTTGGCTTACCTTTAAAATCTTAATTTCGCGGTTGTGAAAATTGAGTTGAATGGGCGGTTTCGATAGGCAAAACCTATAGAGATTTTACCACCCCCTCCCCTTACAAAAACAACCGCACTTTAAACACTATTTCAAACGTTCTCGCGCTGTTTTGAATTTATGGCATGAATTACATAAACTTTGTAGGTTAGTTAAGTCATCACTACCACCGTGAGCCTTAGGGATTATGTGGTCAACAGTTGTAGCTGTTACAAACAGACCTTGCTTTAAACATTCTTGGCACAAGTAGTTATCACGAACTAACACGACAGCTCTTATTTTTCGCCATTGAGCTCCATAACCACGCTGAGACGATGTCTTTCCTTTCTGATGTCTTTGCCAACCACAACCTTGATGTTCATCACAATAACCATTGCTGTTGATTGTTGTATTCTTACAACCTTGCTTTCTGCATGCTTTAGGTATTCTTGCTGGCATAGTTCCCACCAAAATAAAAAAGGCGAGTATTGTCACTCACCTTTTATTTACTTAACTTCTCTGTTTGCCACTCCCGAATTTTATCAATACGGTTTAAGCACATATCACGTTCGCGTTTTAGGATTACCGCGTACTTTGTTACATCACCATAAGTATCACCAGCAAATACCGTCTTATCTAAATGAGCGGTCAACGCTGCAGGTAATTGAGAACAACTCACTACAACTGGTTTACTGGCGCAAGAACTCAATAACATTGCTAGGAGCACTAGTATTAAAAGCACTGCTAGCTTTAACTTGTTTCGGTATAGATTTGATAACTGCATCTGATTTACTCCTTGCATCTGACTCCACCCGACTTAGCTCAAATGTTAGCTGTCTATTTTGCTCAGCATCTTCTTCTAATCGAGTGATCGTTTGACTTTGTGCAGCAATTGTTTCTTGGTGTGTTTTAATCTTTACATTCAGTCCATCAATAGTTGCTGACTGATGATGAATCCATCCACACAATGCAAGAATTACAAACGCAGAAACAACGGAGCACACCAATAAAACCTTTGTGAATCCGTTACTGATATATTGCCCGATACCAATCATGTTAAACCCCATAATAAATAGCGGTGCGGTTTAGGCTCTTTTGTTTACGCTTTCGCCATCTGATTTAATAGCTCCCATAACCGCACGGGCTAACCTTTACTTATGTAAATCAGATAAACATAATGCCTTTTCTTTTTCTCTACGTGAAACTAAGCCAGGTAAAACTTTTCCACCAGCTTTATTCCATCTTGGATATTCATTACAAGCTAACTCATACTTTCCTGAATTAAGGTATTTAAATAAGGTTGATTTTCGAACTGCACCACAACCAACGTTAAAAGTAATAGATACTGCAGAATCAAATACAGACTGTGGTAACGCTCGACCATTTCCATAAGCTAATACACATTTCTCAGCCACTTGAATGTCATTTTTCCAACGTTCCGCAATTTCTAAATCTGTATAACGATGTTTAGGATCTATTGGTAAGCCACTGTATTCAGTTGATCCAATGCCAACAGTTAATACATCAGCAGGACATTTATAAGGATCACGTCTGCAACCTTCAGCATTACCAATAATCTCTGCTCCAGCAGGACTGAGAATAAGCTCATCACCATAAGCACTGTACATTGTTAGGATGATAGCTGATACTCCGCATATACTTCCTGCAAGCCCTAACCCAGCCCTAGTCTTTGCCAGCTTCATCTCTAAGCCCTCTTTTTAACGCTTGAACCTTTAAAGCGTGTAACTCTTCTTCACGTTCTTCAGCTCGTCTTGCCGCTCTGCCTTCGTAGCATTTTGAATAAGCATTAACAAGTGCGGTAACAATACCGATCACCAAACTTAATATCATTAAATTGTTTTGATCACTGAGCCAAGCAAGAACACCGGAAAAGCCTGACCAAAAATATGTTTGATTCCCTGCGTCTTTAAACATTCTCATACTCCACCTCGCAATTGCGGGGCAATAAAAAACCCCCGATGGAGAACCATCAGGGGTTTAAAAATCAATTCTTCGTTTGTAACGTGCAAAAATCGCACTATAGTCTGCATCATACACTTTTAGTCTAGACTGTCAAGCGGTTTTTATTAAAAATTTAACATTCAACAAATAAAAATACATTCACTCCCACCACTCACAATCATTAGCATTAAAGATGTTTTTACAGTTTTTATCCGGTTAAAATATTCTGCTTTTGAAATCCGTAGATAAGTCAATATTTCTTGTTTTTCCCAACGCTTAATGTAGGTCAAAACAAACACATCATAAAGCTCAGGTGTAAGTTTACGGATAATACCAAGATAACCATCAATTCTTAAACCAAGGTCATCAGAGATAGGATTAATACGATATTTATGATCGTAACGTGCATCGCATTTCATCTCTGCAAACCCTGCGGCAACCCGTGGAAATTCTGTTTCATGTCGCGGTGTTGCCCAATAACCAAATTCAATCGCAATTGCATCAATATCTAACATGAAATCTCCTTAATCGACACTAAAACTTTTCCACCCTTGACTACACATTTACGTACGATTCGCAAATCATCAATAACACTATCGTCCACCAACACGCCAGCTTTCACTAACGCATCTAATAATGATTTGAAAAGATTATCCAAATCACGCATTCTTCTATCCGGCATAAAAGCTTCCACCACCACTGCAGCACGAATACCAGCTGGAAATCTCGCTGAGCGTCTTGTCATCCACGCTACCTGACTTGCATAAGCCCGTCCTTTCGCGCTAATTAACGTTTTCCCATTTACTCTGCGCCAATAAGTATTAACTGAAGGTGGAAATGGTAATTCAAGTGTTATCGTTGTCATAGAAATCTCACTTTAAAAAAGACCGCACTTTTTGAACTGTCATCTTTTAGTTGATAGTTCAGTTATTAAGGAATACTTAAATACTGAATCAATCTACCACCAAGGCGCCAATCTTGATGGCATATAAAAAGAACTTATGCCAAAGCTCTATTTGTGAACCATACTTTTCTTCAAATGCTTTTACATTTTGATGTAATTCATTGTGATGAATTCGACAAAGCGGAATACAATCCAAATCATCGGCTTTACTTCCCATCACACCATTACCATGGCCAATTAAATGATGTGGATCATCTGCTTGTTTACCACAGCACACACAAGGCTGAGTTTTTACCCAACGTAACCATTTTTCAGAACGGATATATTGTGGCTTTGGTCTTGCCATATATTGCAGTGGCGGGTCATCATCAGCTTTTAAATTTAAAATGGCTTTATCTAAACGGTCCATGTGATAAATAAGAGGATCTTCAAAACGAGTAGAACTTTCTTTATTGTCTCGTTCATAATCTTTAACACTAAAGACCTTTCTTAATAACGCATCACTTAATAAACGTTGAAATCCATTCTTAAAACAATACAGTACTAAATCTGATTCTGTTAAAGGACGAGCATGTTTTAAATCTACTTGGATTTTTGCAATGATTGCTTGCTCTATATTTTGTTCCACCACCGATGATGCTTTTTCTGCATCATAGTTTCCCTTACGCATTTCCGTATCGTGGTGCCAACAAGCTCTGATAAAACCGTCTAAGTGCGGAGTGATTGTTAATTCTTTATGACAGTATTCACCATCACTCAACTGACAATGTTTAATACTGCCCACAAAATTCATCAACGCTTTTTTTGTAAGTAATTTCGACCGTACTTCCTTATTTTTTAAGAAATCCACCACCAACGGTGGAAATTCTTCACTAATAGCCCCTTGCCAATTAACTACACCTGATTCCTTATGTTGTAATTCTNNNCAAGGTCTGATTGTTTATATGGTGTCAACAACAATACTTGCATTAATGCCCCCGCAACGATCCTTTAATGCTTGCAATAATCTCTGCTTGACGTGTTTTTGAGACTGGCATAGATGTTGCTTGCGATGGCAATTGTTTTGTTGGCTCCGGTAAGACTTCACCATTTTTTAAACGGTCTGTCATATTGCGTAAGGCCTGTTTAATTTCTTTTCGTAACTGTTCTACTGACCAAGTGTATCTACGACAACGACAATACAAATCAGTGATAAGCCAATATTCCACGGTAGAATTGAATTTAAATTTATCCACATCAGCCATGCCGTAACGTTGGAAACTTGCTAAACGTTGTGCTAATTCTTCTTCTGACGGTAAATCCATCGGGATTTTGCACCATTCGATGAAATCAAACAGGTTTGGGAAATAATCATTTCTTGCCGCTCGAACTCTTGCTAATCCACGCTCTAACATATCCACAGATAAAACATCATGATTCACTAGCTCTTCAATCCAAATAAATTTCGCTTCTTCCAATGCTTCGTCTGTTGGGTAGTTATAGCGCCAACGGTTGCAGTAAGCACACAAGCGATTAAATAACTGATTCACTAATTCTGAAACATGAGTATTTAAATCAACCCCTGAAACACAATTTTCTTGTCTGATTGCCACGTTCATTTCAACATCCCCATTTTGCGTAGTTTTTCCGCCACTTGCGGATTACGAATTTGAATTTGTCTGCCCTTTGCCCAATCGGTGCTTTTGCTTGCTGGGTTTGGTGCACTGCCTTTCGGTT